GCGGGTCGGACGAGGATGTGCTGTTCCTCACCTGCGACCCCGAGGGCACCATCTCCGCAGGAGCGCAGGGGAGCAGCGCCCAGGAGTGGCCCATCAAGACCTACAAGGATCTGGACGAGGCATACCGCTGGCTGCGGGACGAGGGCCACAAGGAGTTCAAGTGGGCGTGCATCGACACTGTCGGTGGCGCTCAGCGGATCCTCCAGCGCTCCGCCCTCGACGCCTCGTACGCCGCGCAGCCCGGTAAGCGCGACCCGGACGTTCCGTCCATGGACGTGCACCAGAAGGCGCAGATCCAGACCATCAAGTTCATCATGCAGTTCAACGACCTGCCGATGAACACCCTGTACACCGCACACCCCATGAACCTGGAGGATGGCGAGGGCGAGCCCTACATCCTGCCATACGTCCACGGTGGACGTGGCGAGGTCGCCCAGCAGGCCCTGGGGCACATGAACGTGGCGGGGTACGGGGTCATGGCGGAGGACGACAACGGTCGCGAGGTGCGCCGTGTCTACTTCCGCAACACCGGACCGTATCGGGGCAAGGACCGCTTCAACAAGCTGCCCCGCTACATGGACAAGCCGACGCTGGCCCAGGTGCGCGAGACCATCGAGGCACCGGCCGCTCGGCCCGTCCGAAAGGCTGCCGTCAAGAAGACGGCGGCTGCACGTCGCAGCACCACCGCATAAGGAGAACGCATCACATGCCCAAGATGAAGTTCGGCGTTGGCAACAACGTCTCCACGGACTCCGGCTTCACCCCGTACGAGGGTCCGCTGCCGAAGCCGGGCGTGATCTACCCGGTCGTGCAGAAGACGGCGACCATCCGGCTGACCGGCGAGAACTCCAAGAACCCCGGCACCGCCTACATCAACACGATGTGGGAGATCGAGTCCGGCGACTGCAAGGGCTTCACGGCCTGGCACCGCCTCATCCCCGGCGAGCACGAGATCCAGCAGACCCGGATCGCGCAGTACATGCAGGCCGTCACCGGCAAGAACATGGCCGACGTCGTGCACGAGGACATCGAGGACGGCGGCAAGATCACCAAGATCGGCGGTCGCAAGCCCGAGGGCGTCAAGGCGGGCATGACGTTCCAGCGCAAGAAGGACACGCGGAACGCCATCGAGGGCGAGGAGACGCCCTGGATCGCCGAGTCGGCCGACATCATCCCCGGCTGGAAGCCCAAGTCCAAGGTCGAGGCCGAGGACGAGGAGCCGGAGGACGACGACGTCGAGGACGACATCGAGGACGACGAGGTCGAGGACGACGAGCCGGAGACCGAGGAGGAGGACGACGTCGAGGACGAGGACGACGACTCCGACGAGGAGGACGAGGACGAGCCGGAGGAGGACGAGGAGGACGAGGAGGACGACGAGTCCGACGCCGTCGCCTACGAGGAGGCCGCGAAGATGTCGCTCGTGCAGCTGAAGAAGCTGGCGACCGACAACGACTACGAGGCCGCCGACCTGGTCCAGTACAAGGGTCCCAAGGGCAAGAAGGCGCTCCTGGAGGACCTCGTCGAGAACGAGATCGTCGCCGCCGACGGCGAGGACGAGCCGCCGTTCTAACCGGCGCTCCGCCCGTTCCACCCAGAGAGGCCCCAAGGCAGCCCGCTACGGGGCCTCTCGCACGTCGCAACCCTGGGGTCGGTCAAAGGGGCCGACCCCGTCCCTCGGAGCCCTTACGCGGGCTCCTACGAGTTCTGGGCTGTTTGGCCCGGAGTTAGGAACTGGATTCAGATGGATCTCAGCAAGCAGCCGTACGTCACCGAGGTCGTCGAAGTCGACTACGCGCAGCTCCAGACGCTGACGCCGGACGACGGCTGGAACGACCTGACCGGCGTCGAGGTCCTGGAGATGGGCCTGGGCTGGGACAAGTCGACCGGTGGCCACGGCGGTGTCGTCGGATGGCTGAGCCGCAAGGCGGGCTCGGACCTCGACGGTGTCGGCACGTTCTACGCGGGCAACCGGCCGGTCAAGTACCTCGGCTGGGACGAGCTGGACTGCTTCGCCAACGAGCAGAGCGCTGCCGGTTCGGCCACGCACACCGGCGACAACCAGACCGGCGAGGGAGCGGGCGACGACGAGACGCTCCGGCTGCTGCTCGGCAAGCTGCCGATCCGCATCACCGACATCGTCCTCAACGCTGCCGCGTTCAAGCGGGGCTCGGACATGCGCCGCGCCAAGAACATCTGCGTCACGCTGTACGACTCCAGCGGCGGCAGCAAGAGCCCCGTGGCCTGGATCGAGCCGAGCCTCTTCAAGCCGAAGAACACCATCGGCGTCGCGCACCTCCGCCGCAAGCGGGACGCGGAGGGCAAGGTCATCCCCAGCGCGTGGGAGCTCAAGGTCGTCGACCAGTCCGTGGACGTCAGGCAGGGCGACCGCGACGACTTCCTCCTGAAGAGCGGGCAGCTGGTCGGCATCTCCGTCTCCGCCTGATCCGAGCCGCTCCATGAACGTCGCACCCCGGTTCCAGGACGCAGCCGGGGTGCGGCCTTGAGGGAGGTGGAATGGATATGTACTACAAGATCGACCCGCGTGAAGGCAACCTGCCCAAGTGGGTCCAAGACCACATCAACTCGCTGCGAGGATCCATCCGAACCTTGCAGAAGGCACTCGAACAGGACGTGAACGACAGCAACACCTTCCTCCAGGGGCCGCACGAGGTCGAGAACGAAGCCCTGGGCAAGAGCCCGCGCATCATCTTCAAGGTACCCACGGGCAAGGCATGGGGCGACGAGTTCAACGTGCACGTTGAGGGCGACACGCTCAAGGTGTACGCGGCCACGACGGTCCTGATCAAGCCGACATCGTCCAACTGCCTGGAGATCAGGATGGAGGACAGGCGGTGAAGAAGTCAACATACAGATGCTTCAAGCCGGTCTGGTACAACGAACGTGGCGAGGTCACGGCATCGGTCGTGTCGTACAGCGAGGACGGAGCCAACGACAGAGCCGACGAGCTGGAAGACCAGGGCTTCGAGATCATCGACGTCGTGGAGCACAAGCCGGGTGTATCGGCTGACGAAGTGGAAGGATGGTTCAAGGATGGATAGCCCACGAGTCATCTGGTGGCTCGACCCGCGTCCGACGCTCACGCTCGACTGGCTGATGGACGACGCGCTTGAGGACATGACGAAGCTCCTCGGGTCCGCTCACAGCCGCTTCGAGGACGGGGCTGAGAAGCTCCCGGCTGCGGAGCAGGGATGGGCAGGGAGCCACCTCGCGCTGTGCGTGTACGGTGCGCTGGCCTGTCAGGAGCTCAGGCTGAACCGGTACAACGAGCAGTCCAAGTGGTTCTGGTCGTTCGCGAATGCCGGCAAGGAGCTGCGCCGACTCGGCCACGAGTTCCAGATGCCGGCATGGTTCGAGGACGAGGACCTCATGAAGTCCCACTGGTCCACTGGACTCCGTCACAAAGCCATCGTGGCCGACGTGAAGGTACCATGGTCGGAGGTGGACGAGTACTGGCCGACGCTGTGGCCCGTGCCCGCTGAAGGTGGCGGCTACGAGTTCAGGGTCAACAAGCAGGACAAGGCAGCGATGGAGGTTGACGACCTCTGGCTGCCGGACGACATCAGACCGAGGGTGGTGAACCTCTAATGCCCGACACACCTGAGACCAACCCCGAGGCGTACAGGTACATCGGCGAGCGAATCACGCTCGCTAAGAACCAGGGAAACACCGATCTGGTTAACGCTCTGCTGGACCTGTGGATCGATCACAGGCTGATGGCGAGCGACTGCGACGCCGAACCGTGGGGATTCAACCCCAAGAGGTGGGCCGACCCCAAGGACCTGGCAGCCTTCAAGAGGATGCCGCATCCCGGATTGTCGGTGCTCAAGAGATGAGCTTGGTTTGTTGCCTCCCGAATGAGCCGGGATGCACGTGCGAGAAGGTCCAGGCCTGCGGCGGGATTCATGTGATAGACTCACAGTGCGTTCCGCACGCAAGGGCGGGAGCCATCCGGTCTCGGATTCACGAGGTCGGACAGAAGCCGATCGAGACAGTGGAGATCGTTCAGTGAAGGTGCTGATTCTGGGCTGCGGTCCGGCGGGGATGATCGCGGCGCACGCGGCGTACAGCCGGGGCGCAGACTTCATCGTCGTGTCCAAGGCTCGCAAGTCGTTCATGAACGGAGCCCAGTACCTGCACGCGCCGATCCCTGGCGTGTCGATCAAGGCACCGTTCGAGATCAACTACGAGCTCAGTGGCGACGTGGCCGGATACCGGGACAAGGTCTACGGCAAGGACAGCGGGATCGAGGTCAGCCCGCAGTCGCTGCTCGGCCGCCACATGGCCTGGGACATCCGAGAGGCGTACGACAGCCTGTGGGCGCTGTACGGATCGGACGTGCACGACGTCGACATCACGCCGACCATCCTGTCCAAGCTGATCAAGGACTGGAAGCCGGACGCCGTCATCTCGACGGTCCCGGCCACGGTGCTGTGCTACAACTCTCGTGACCACCGGTTCGGGCACGAGCTCGTGTGGGCCACGAACGAGCTGGAATGCACCCTGTCGAACAACACGGTTCTGTGCAACGGAGAGCCGAGCTTCGACTGGTACAGGGCCAGCAAGATCCAGGGCTTCACCAACACCGAGTGGCCGCACAACAAGTACCCGCTGGCGTACAACGGCCAGATCTGGCGAGTCGTGAAGCCGCTCAGCACCAACTGCCGCTGCTTCCCGGCCGTTCACCGGATGGGTCGGTACGGTAAGTGGACCAAGGGCGTCCTCTCGCATGAAGCCTGGGAGGAGGCCAACAAGATCATGGACGGAGTACAGACGGATGTATCGATCCCGACGACCGGGGCCTGACGCTCCGCTGGTAGCGCTGGACCTCGACGGGACGCTCGGGGACTACCACAGGCACTTCGAACGGTTCGCCCAGATGTGGACCGGGCGAGACATCGTGTGGGACCCCGAGATCGTCGGCCCGTTCTACAAGCAGCTCGGCATGAGCAAGGCTGTGTATCGCCAGTGCAAGCTGGCATACCGCATGGGCGGCATGAAGCGGTCCATCCCGATGTTCGAGGGAGCCGACGAGCTCAGCCGGGCGATTCGTGGCGCTGGTGTGGCCATCGCGGCATGCACCACTCGCCCGTATCTCGCCATGAGCACGATCGACCTGGACACCCAGCACTGGCTCAAGCGCAACGGGATCCAGGTCGACCACATCCTGTACGGCGAGCACAAGTACAGGGACCTCGTCAAGTCGGTTGGCAGCAACCGCGTGGTCTGCGCGCTGGACGACGACCTCAGTCAGCTGGGGATCGCGACGCGGCTCGGTGTCACGCCGATCCTGCGCCGCAACGAGGCCAACAAGGGATACGAGCAGGAGCTCGGACGCTGGTTCGTGTCCGACCTGCACCAGGCGCAGGAAGTCATCCTGCACCTCATCGAGCAGCACAAGAAGAAGGACTGAACACATGCGGATCGCTGACACCTCCACCGGACAGGGCGTCCTCGTGGAGCGCGAGGAAGGCGACAGCCAGGAGCTCGTCGTCATCGCCCAGCGCATCATGCCCGAGTGGCTGGCGCTGTTCGCCCGGAAGAACCGGGACTACGGCTCTGGCTCGGCGTACGAGCTGGGTGTGCGCGGACAGTACTCCGACATCCACCGCAAGATGATCAAGCTCAAGCGGGCCATGTGGGACGGCGAGCAGCTGGACTTCGAGGACACCGACGAGATCATCAAGGACCTCATCAGCCACCTGTTCCTCACGCTGCACATGTTCGGCCTCCAGCGGCAGGCGCAGGAAGCGTACGTCTACACCGAGGACGACGCGGCCGTGGACGCCTTCTTCCGCATGGTCGGTGGCGACGCGGAGAACGCGCTCAAGATGTCCGGCGTCCTGACGCCGCCCTTCAAGGAGCTCGTGCGTGAGCGTGCGCACAAGATGCTGGAGGACGAGCAGGAGGAGCACCGAGCCGGGATCGCCCGCGAGGTGCAGGCCGGTCGGCCGGTTCCGGCCTCGATCATCCTGCACGAGGTCGTCGGTCAGATGCGAGCCGACGGTGCTTCGCGTCGTGAGGCCTACGAAGGGGCTCGGCTGGCCCGTAAGGCCACGCGGGACGCCGATGGGTCGCCGGGTGAGGCCACGGTCGCCGCGATGGCTGAGACGGGCGCGTACGGCTTCGGCTCGGACGAGTTCGCACAGGCCGACTTCGAGCAGAACCACTACCCCTACGGTGCAGAGCTCAAGGTCGGGCCGGAGCGCATCGTCACCGAGACGGTGAACGGCCAGACGAGGTACTACCACGAGCCGTACCCCGGCGCGGACCGCGAGCCCCTGGCCCTCGTGCCCAAGGCGCTCATCGAGCGGGCGCAGAAGGACCAGCACGTCATGGCCAAGGAGCAGGAGGCCGGACTCAACACGCTGGCCGCCTGGCTCGACCGCAGCTGACACCCGCAGGACCGGGCCGACCGTCTGCCACCCCTCCGGTGGGCGGTCGGCCCTCTGCACGAAAGGACATCACATGTCGGGAGCCCCCAGCAGATCGACTATCACTTGGTTCTTGGACGAGATCCTCCGAGCGAAATCCGAAATGGATTCCGGTAACAAGGACCGGTATATTCGGGGGCGTCACGTGGCGCTGTGCGAGGCAGCAAGTCGCATATGCCAGGTGGCGCGAAGGGACTTGGACAAATACCTGGAATGGCTTGAGGCCCAGGTCGCCGAGGGCAATCGGATAGGCGCTGTGCTGGAGCCTTCCCCATGGGTGAGGATCAACTGCAAATGAAGTATGTTTCGCTGCACCACCACTCGACGTATTCGTACATGGACGGATTCGGATCGCCCGACACGCACGCCAAGCGCGCTGCGGACCTGGGAATGTCCGCTCTGGCCCTGACCGAGCACGGAAACATCTCGTCGCACGTGAAGCACATGCTGTCGTGCAAGAAGTACGGGATCAAGCCGATCTTCGGGCTGGAGGCGTACACCGCCCCGAGCAACATGCGCGAGATGGAGTACGTCGACAAGAAGGGAGCTGTGCGCGTCGGCATGTCGCAGAAGGCGCACCTCACTCTGCTTGCGATGAACGAGGTGGGGCTGCACAACCTCAACCAGATCGTGACGAGGTCCTGGTCCGAGGAGTTCTATCGCTGGCCCACGGTGACCGGCGAGATCCTGAAGGATCACCACGAGGGCCTCATCTGCCTCTCGGGCTGCGCGGACTCGATGCTCGCCAACAACCTCCTCGGAGGAAAGTGGATCCGCAAGGGCGACGAGCGCGCGGCCATCAAGACCATGCTGGGCTTCAAGCGTCTCTTCGGAGATCGCTATTACCTGGAGTGCCAGCAGTTCCCCGAGCTGTCTCGTTCCGGACAACTGAACCAGTGGTACGAGCAGCAGTCCAAGAAGTACGGAATCAAGCTTGCTGCAACATCTGACTGCCATTACCCATTCCCCGACGACAATGAGATTCAGAAGATTCTGCATGCTGCTGGTCGCAACATCGGCACGGTCTCGGCAGCAGAGGCGGGGTGGGAGTACAACATCCGCCTGACGTTCCCGACGTCGGACGCGGGCATCTACGAGC